TGTCAAACTGAAAAATGAATGGTGTACCAACATAGCTCATGCGGTGGATGCCACGCTCCATCAAAATCAAGCCAAACTCACCGCCTCGGATTCCCATAATCTGACCACCGTCAGGAATGTCCTGAGAGTCAGATTGAGTTGTCGTGCTGGCTGTCCAATCTGTCTCATCGTTCAAGGCAGACCATTGGACTTTGTACTGATTCTGCACCCCGCCAGAATAGACGTTAGCCGCAACAACAAAGTCACGGACAACTGTCACATATTTGGCAATAGGCGCAGAAGCTGACAAATCAGCCCATGCGGTAGAAGTACCAAGCACCCAAGATTGAAGTTTCTCAGAGTTGTTTGTGGCAATGATGTTGTCACCAAACTGCGTGAACCTGAATTTTTCAGTTGAGGCTGTTGAGTAGCCACCAGACTTAGAAACGTCTGTCAAAGCACCAACGCTAGAGACTGAGAAAATCTTTGTGCGACCAGCAGCGAAAAGCAAAGTGTTGCTGTTTGGCTGTTTGCCAGCATAAAGAGTTGTCAGGCTTTCAGACGCACTGCCTGAAAAATCAACAGGCAAAGGAAAAGGACCGTAGCCAATAGCCTGAGAAACGCAGTTCTTTGCATCGGTCAACGAACCCGAAATGCCTGGCTGGTCTGGCATCCATTCGCCAAAAGGGATTCTTTGTGTAGGCATTTTTATTGTCTCAACCAAGTATTTGAACCAGAAGAAACCTCTGTCCAAGTGTTGCTATTTGTAGAAACAGGAACCCATGAGTCATCACTTGCTGTGACTGTTGACCAGTTTTCACCTAGTCTGATGCCAACCAACGAGCAAGATGCTGTTCCTGTTGTAGATGCAGAAGCTGAATAGTCAACCTGAGTCTCTGTTGTAGCTTCGCCATATCCAAGAAGGATTCCTTCGGCAGAATACTCAACACCGCCAAGAGCGTCAGTAGAAGCCTCACCAAGCACAGAAGCTGATGTAAGGCGCATCCTGATTGCTTCACCAGCAGATGAACCTTCTCCAGAAACAGATGCACTAGCCACAGCCACACGGATGCCAGCGCCTGAAGTTGTACCAGCTCCACTTACAGAAGCTGACGATTCAGTGATGCGCGTGACAAAGGCAGAAGTTGAACCTGTACCAGTAACAGATGATGAAGCCTCTAAGATGCAAACATCAGCAGAAGTCCAGACAGCGTTATCTAAAGAGAAAGAAAGGCTGTCTAGCGACCCGAACGCATCGAGCTGTTCTAGCGTGAATGGACCGCAGACTTCTGCCATTTCTTACGCCAAAGTGACGGTCAAAGAACCTGCTGCAATCTTGAACACATCACCAGTGTCGATTGTCTTAGAGACAGTCAAAGCACCGTGATACAAAAGATTGCCAGAACTAGAAGCATCAAAGATTCCAAAATGGGTGATGGTTCCCCATGAGCCACCCGCTTGAGAAAATTGAATGTCAGCACTGGTAGTACTAGCGCCATTAGAAGGAGCTGCAAAAGTAGCAGACTGACGAGTATAAGCAGAGCCAGAACATTCTGTGCCAGAGCCAGCATCAGTAGGGTCAGATGTGAACAAAGCCACATAGACAGTCGATGGAGCCGTGTAGCTTGTTGCTCTGAGCGTTCCATTGATTAGGGCGTTTTCTAAATAGTTGGAGATTGCAGCCATTTGTTACCTCAAAGTGGTAGTCATTGAAAGTGGAACACCAGAGTACTGAGAAGATTCATCAGACTTTGTAAGTGTTGAGATTGCTCGGTCATACATAGAACCCCATGTATTCACTCGCGCATCATTCATGATGTACGGCTCTGCCTCAATAAGTGCAGCGTACAAAAGAGCGTCAGGAGCGTTTACCATAAAGGCGTTACTCTGATTGCTGTCACCCAAGAATGTTGGAGCAAAGTAGTAGAGCAGCTTGACTGTATATGTCGAGTCAGGGATTGGAGCCAACTGGAACTCAGTTGACAGAATCGTGTAGTCAAGTGGCATACCGCTTTGAGTTGACCGAGTATTACGGCTGAAAACGGCAGGGCTTGAGTATGTCAGTGGTTGAACAGGATTGCTCACAACCAAGAAGTCACGAATCTCAAGGAAATCAGATGGCAGCTCAACTGTTGAGTCACCGCCTGTTGTTGAACTTGTCACCGTCTTGAGCATTTGACGAATACGCAACTCACGGCGCAAACGAATCTCAGCGAAGCGAATGAAGTCAGGGATTTGGTCAGTTAAGTCTGTACGAGCCAAGTAGTTGGCAATCGCAGTCTTGAGTTCAGAATATGTAGCGATGCTCATACTTTTCCTGGTCGTGTGCGCCAAGCGCGATTCATCGGGTCATTCAAGTAAGCAGCAAAGCGAACTTCATCGACAATTGCGAACCCACGCATAACGCCAACTTTGTTCAAGTCATCAATCGCGGTCATCGGGATTGACGCAATCTTATTACCAAATATGTCATCAGACCATCGAGCGCGTTCGTCATAAGAGTTGTACTCTTTTTTGTTCGCCTCAATAATTCCAGACACATCTTGCTTGGTAGCAACAATAATGCCGCCATCACCGTCTTGGTGGGCAGTTTGCTGACGAAATTGAACTGGTGTTTCCATGTGCAGATTCTAACAAAAACGCCCCAAAGCGTGAACCTTGGGGCGCGTTATCTGACTATTTCCTAATTAGGTCAAGTCAGCGATGATGCCGTGAGCAGCTTCGTTCGACACTTGCAAGGTGTATTCCACCAGCAATTGAGTCACTTCAGCGTCACCAGTTTTAGCCAATTCGTTGGTTTGGAATGGGCGCAGATAGGCAACAGAAGCCATATCTGGGTCAACGATAAACGCAACATCAGTTGTAGTGATGAAGCGGTTAGGCACAACAGAGATAGAACCGAAGTCGCTCATGTAAACGTCAGCAGCGCCGATGATGGTCGTTGGAGCATCAGCAGGAGCCATGTAACGCTGTGCAGCGATACCAGCAAAGCCAGACACAACTTGCTTGTGGTTAGGGCGAACCATCAACACTTTTGGTGAACCACCAGCAGTGTAGACTTCTTTAACCACAGTCTTCAAAATGTCTTCAGTGAAGGTGCGGTCAGTGCCAGTTGTGCGAGCTGTTGAGCCAGAAGCGCCAGCAACACCGTCAGTGCCGAAGTCACCGTTAGTTGCCAACCATGCTTGCAAGCCACCCAACTTACGGGCAGTAGAAGCGTCACCAGCAGAAGATGCTTGGTTGCTCAACAAGATGGCTTCCATGTCGCGCTTGATTTCGGCAGATGCCTTAGCCAAGCTGTAAGCCTTTTCGGACTTACGACCAGCTTTGTCAACAGCTTCCAAAGTGCCAGAAACCTTAACAGTCTTCTGAGAGATTTGGGTGCGGTTGCCAGCACGAGTTGTAGGAGACATAGTTGCGTCAGATGCAGCAGCACCTTCCACAGCGTAGTTAGAAGTGTTGACGTTAGCCAAGCTGTCAGTCTGCCACTCATGGTAAGTAGCAGTGGCTTTGCCCTTGCCAATGGTAGACATGAATGGGGTGTCTGTGGGGCTGATGTTATAGATAACGTCAGACAGGTCTTCGCGCTGACCAATAGCGGTATAGGTTTGGTAGGTTGCCATGATTCAAGTTTCCTTATAAGAATCGTTCAAATGCGTTTGCAGCGTCACGAACTTTACCAGTTCGCTTCAACTGCGCCATTGTGTTTTTCTGCTGCTCTGAGGCTGAATTTCGCGGATTTGAAGTTCCTGCCTTCATCATCTTCGGAGCTGCTTCCACCTTTTTGGTGATTGAAGGCTTACTACCCTGAAGTTTGGCGTACTTCATACCGTGATACAAACTCAAAACAGCACGAGAGTCATACAACCCTGCAAGCTCTTGGTCTGACCAACCGATAGATTTAGCGTATTCCCGAATATCCTTGCGGATTTGGTCGCCTTCTTTCGGGTTGCCGTAACCAGGAATAGCTGTTGTCAGCTTCTGACTTTCTTCAGCGAGATGACTTTGCAGACGCTCAGATTGCTCCGCTTGTTGCTGTTGTGCAATGCGTTGCTGTTCTTGTTGCAGAACTGCCAATTGTTTCTCTCGTTGTGCCTGTTCAGCGACTTTCACGGCATAGCCGATTGGGTCAACTTCCTTTAAAGCCTCAAGATTTTCACCTTGGTTCTGTTGACTCAGGAATGATTCCATCATCTTCAGACGTTGGGCGTACTGGTCTCTTAATTGGTTTGCTTCTGCGATTTTGGTGCGTTCAGCTTCAACAGCACGTTTGTCTTCAGAGAGCTTTTGGGTTTTCTTTGTGTAGTCTTGGCCTAGTTGGTAGCCCTCAATAAGCTGCTCAAGAGTAACTTCGCGTTCTTCGCCAGCCGCTTTGACCTTAAAAGTGCTTTGTTGCTCTGGTTCTGCTTCTTCAGAATCCACCAACTCAGTTTCGACTTCGCCTTCTGGTTCTTCTTCGACTTCGGTTACTTCTTCTGGTTGGCTGTTTTCAGCGCCTTCGTCAGTACCCATCATGTCGAAAAAAGCTCCAGCAGCTTGATTCACATTTAACGATTCACTACCCGTAGGTGTCGTGTTTTCGCTCATTTCAATCCCAAATTGTCAGCATCAACTGGATGCCACAGGTAAGTTTCCTTACAGAATCTTCCAACGCTTTTTGATAATCTCGCTTGTAGCGGCAATTGATTCAAAGTGCGCGATAACCGATTGTAATGCGTTAATCTTCAAATATGCAATCTCTCGTTCTTCTACTTGATGTGGTTGAGAGTTCACAATTACTTGAAGTTCAGCATCCTTCATTGATTCAATCTCACCGATGAAAAACTCATCAGTCAGAAGGTTCTTGGCTCGTTCAAAGTTTTGCATCAGAAAAGGTCATCCACAAAACTACCAACAGCGCCACCTAATGTGCTTCCAATCATGCCGCCAATTGGACCGCCAATAGAGTTTCCAAAGTAAGCGCCAGCCATAGAACCAGCAGTCTGACCTAAGCCAGCTTCTTCCATTGCTTGCTGTTGACTATATCCACGAGCCATCAATTCATTTGCGTATGCAACTTGATTTGCTTGATATTTAGCAGTCAAAGCCTCTTTATCAAATGCAGCAGGTGTGTATGAGAACTGAGTCTCAGGCATCAAGCCTTGCGTGTTACCTGTGATGTATTGTGCAGCGCCAACAGGAGTTGGTGAAGCAAAAGCAGGAGTCTGACCGCTCAGGCTTGCCAAGATTTCGTCAATTGACTGACTGCGCTGTGGAGCCGCCATCTGAGATGGCTGGTATTGACCGCCAACGGCAGAAAGCACATCCTGAATGGAATATGCCTTCCCGCTACTTGCAGGAGCAAAGATTTCGTCTATTGTCATCCTGGTATCTCCACGTTTGATGTAATGCCAGCACCAACCTTCATAGCCTTCATTCTAGCCTCAGCCATAAATTCTTCTTCTTTCAACTGCATCATTGCAGCAGCTTTTTCACGCTCAAACTGAAGTTGGGCAGCGTTCTTCTCGCGCATTAACTGCAACTCAGCAGCCGCCTTCACACGAGCAAGCTCAATGTCTGCTTCAGTCTTCATGCGTTGAGCCTGAATGTCTGCCTGTGTTTTAGCCATGTAAGCCTGAATCTCAGGTGGCACTGGAGCCTCTTGTTGTGGCTGTGGCTGGCTCATCATCTGGTCTTCTTCAGGCGTGATGGACTTGTAGAACTCAGCAGAGTCCTTGAATCCAGCAGCCTCAACCATACGACCAAGCGTATTGCGATATTGGCCCATTGTTACCAACGGATTGGCTGGACCCATCTGACCCAAGATTTGCTCTTGCTTTGCCAGAACCATATTCAACATTGCCATCTGCTCTTGGCGGTTGCCAGCACCCAAACCTACGTTAATGTCCACATCGTATTGGTTCGACCATTCACGAGGGTCAAAAGACACATAGGAGCCACGCATCCGAACGATACGGGGCTTGTCTTGGTACTTGCACAGTAAGTGCAGGATGCCTTTGAAAAGCTCTTTAACGCCTGTCTCTGCAAAGATGCGAGCAATCATCTCGACCTTGCCAGCCGAAGACTGTTGCATAGAAGCAACAGCAGCAGCAGTCACGTTTTGCAGAATTGACGGGTCAAGACCTTGGCTTGCGTTTGTCACGCCAGTGCGCTTTGCTTGAACTTCGTCAAGATATTGCAGCATTGGGAAAGCCTGACCAGCAATTGCTTGAACGGTCAAAGGCTGAACAGCGCCTTGAGACTTGATGCGAACAACACCACCAGCAGTAGAAGTCAGCAGGTCATCAAGGTTCACCTGACCGTCAACGGCAGTCACACGGGCGTTGTTGGTCAAATACAGGTTGTCCAGAATCTGACGGGTGATTGTGGTCTTGATGAGCTGAATGTCTGTGGTGCGGTCTGCGAGAGACTGACCAAAGAACTTGTGTGGGATTGGGATTGGGCAGATTGAGTAGAACGGAACGTAGTCACATTCCTCATCGCTCAAAATCTCGTTGCCAGCGTAGAAAACTTGGCGCAGCTCAGCAATTCCGTCTTCATCCATGTCACAACGGACATAGCACTCAAACACTTCAACTGTTTCCATCGAGGAATCAGAGCCATCCAAGTTCTCAGGCAATTCGCCATTGCTGAAACGAGCCAAACGCTCACCTGTGTAGCTCAAAGCGTTGGATGCTGGCAAGCCATTCACCAAGTCTTCATCAAAGTCCATAGCAATCAGGTCGCTACGAGACATTAAACGGCGGTGCGCTGTGAAGTTTGAGTCTTCAACAGACTTAGCACGTTTGGAGATTAAAAATTCTTCTGGTGGGATGTTTTCAACAACCACATGACCAGACTTTGACTTCTTTTGTACGGTTACGCTGAAAGACTTGTAAGTTACAGGCAAGCCAAGCTGGTCAACCACTGGATTTCCAGCAGGGTCAATCAGTGGGTTTGTGACTTCATCTTGTTCAACGACTTCCATTGTCTTGTCAGACAACAGCATTGCAAGCTCATCTTCAGAAAGGTCGCGGTACTTTTCTTTCTGTACGTCTTCCTTGTCTTCCCAATAGGCTTTAACGATGCCGACTTTTTGCAAGAGAGCGTCTTTGAACCAGTTGTGAAGCACCAAAGTGCCTGAGTTGTCACGGTTGAACACCCAATTGACGTACTCAGTGGCTTGTTTTGCGCCAGCTTCGTCTTGAGGACCACGAGGGTCAAAGCGCACGACTTCATCAGAAGATGTGAAGATGCGAACCAGTGAAGGCAAAGCGCCATCAATGGCTTCTGCGACTTCACCAGTAACGATGCTTGACTTGCCTTCGACCTCATTGCCATAAGGCTGACGGAGATAGGCTTGCAGCGCCTCTTGACGCTGTTGAGTTGTTTCAGTTTCTAAGAAACCGAGACTTCCATCAATCTCGGCTTGAACTATCTGTTTGAGTTTGTCTTGGCTCATCATTCACCTTTGGTGGGCGACCCATTTTTGGGCGTTGTTCCGATTGTAATGCCTTTACCACATTTTCAAGCTCAGTTACCCGATTTTGCAAAAGAGCAAAAGCACGAGCGTCAATAAGGTTTCCCTGTTTCATCATTAGTTGCATCAGACAATCCATTTCGGAGTTTGGTTAATAGAAGTAGACCAGACATTCTTGCTGACTTGCGACTTTTGGACAGCAAATCGGCGCATCATGTAGGCATACCGTGTGGCATCAAGCAAGTCTTCTTTCAACTTGTGAATCTTGCCGTTCTCGTCTCGATGGTATTGAGAAAATTCCTCAAACCAATCTCTCAAGCCTGAAAAGACCTTGAAACGACCAGTTACCATCAAGTCACGAAGCTCCATCAAGCCAGCTTCAACACCGTTACCGCCATCAGGCCATGTGGCATGGTCAGGCAACATATTGAATCCAGCTTCGATGTAGTATTCCTTGAGCTGCTTGCTGCTTCCCTTTTCGGTCTGCAACCCGTCTTGAGGCCATGCCGTTGGCACGTTCTCTGACCAGCTCTTTGTAGCGCCCCAAGCCTGTGATGGCGACATATTCCTTGCCTTCCACGCCTTTGAGACATAGAAAGTGTCTGAGTCCTTATCCCAAAGCAGTTGAACCTGAGCCTGTGGGTGGTCATAACCGAAGTCACAGCCATCAATGACAAAGAAGTGTTCAGGTGGGTCAAATGGCTCACAAGAGATAAGTTCCTCTGAGAAGTCATAGATTCGACCATGACCAAGCATAGGAACGCCACGAGTACGCATCTCACGTTGGTGAACAGGGAAAGACGCAAGAAGCTCAGTCTTGACCTTCTCGCTCAAGTGAGGCGCATCATCCCAACCCTTCTGCATACAGAACTGAGCAGCAGATGGAGAGTCCAAGAACTGAATGACAAGCTCTGTCCTGCCGTTTTCAGGCGTGAACGTAAGAATCCCACGACCACCTTTGTTATGGTCGCCAGTGGCTGTACGAACCAGAACCTGCGGGAAAATCGTTCTGTCTCTTGGTTCTTCGTCAATGTGGAACCAATCAACAGCGTCACCCATCAGGGCGTGTTGACCCTGTGAATAACTCCAAAACTGGATGGTAGATGTGCCGCCAGTGGCATGACGGACAAAGACAGAGCGCAAGGCGTTTGTCGTTCCAGCCATTGATTCTGTGCCAACAATGCGGTCAGTTGGGATTAGACCGCCAACATACTTCTCGCCTTGTTTCTTGCCAACAATGGCAGCTTGAAGCAAGTCACGAGTCTTTTCGCCTGAGTAGCCAAGACACCAAATCAGCGGTGGATGCTCAAACTTGTGACCGTTCCATTCCTCTGGGTAGTCTCCCAAAGCATGAATTGAGTCAATGTAAGTGCCTAGATGTGTCTTACCAATACGGTTAGCCGCAATCAAGCAGCACTGCGTATATTCGTGTGTAGCACCGATGAACTCTTGTTGCCAGCCGTACAGACTGCCAAAAATGTACTTGTAGCGGTACTCGTACTGTCTGCGCTGCTTTTCCTCAAGCAGCATGAGAAGTTCAACTTTATCAACCATTTAAGGCAGACATTGCAGCTTTAATCTTCTCGTCTAGTTCGTCTTCAGACAGGTTTTCAATCTTCAGAGCGCCACCATCACGACCCGTTACCTCAGTACGAGACAGCTTTGGAGCTGCGTACTCAGCCAGCTTTGCCAGCATATCTAAGGCTTTGTAGGGGTCTGGTTTGCGGTCTTGAGTAATATCGCCTTCAGCAACCTCTGCAAGCCACTTCTCCACGTTTTCAGAGTTGTTGGATAGCAGAGCAGTGATGGTCTCTCTAAACTCAATGGTGGAGCGATTAGGCACTCCCTTGGGCCTTCCTCGACCTTTCTGAGCTTCAAACCCAGAATTTTCTTCCCGCACTTTATTCATTTTGTGTACCAATTCCTTACGGCTCGTTGGTTTAGTTGATATGTGGTTAGTCTAGCAGATTTAAGCGATTTCTTATTTCTTCATCGCCAAGCAAGCCTAATGGCAATGTGCCAAACATTTCAGGTCCAAACTTCTTGAATAGTTCTTTACGTTCCTCTGGTGTCGAGTAATAGTAAAGGTCTTGGAGTCCTTGGCTTCTCAGGTATTCAATAGATTGCTTTGGCACATTGGCTGGCAAGATTGCGCCTTTGAACTCTCCAACTTGAACAGCCCTTTGTGGCTTGATTTCAAAGTATTCCGTTGGCATCTCTCTGACTTTGTTCAAGAAGATTTGAACGTCAGCCTTCAATGACTCTGGAACGTCTTTATAGATTTTGTCCATAAAGTTGACGTTTCTGGACTGTCCAATCTCATAAAGAGCATCTGAAGGGTCGTAGGTATACCCAGAGTTTCCTTCCAACTTTGAAAGTCTGTCAGAAAGACTGTCATAAGCCTCATTGATTTGTTTCTTGATTGGCTCAAACTTTTCTGGAGTAACAATACTCTCACGGGCAGCTTTTACCTGATTCAGATTCTTGAACTTTGGAGTCGCAACAGCCCTGATGTTTCCTACACCGTACATGAACCCTTCAGAGCCAGCTCCACCCTTCATCTCTTTTACAAGATTTTCTAGTGTTACTGGCGCATAACGCCTGTTGCCAGAGTCTGTAAATCCTTTGAAGATACGCTCTTTAATGTTTACACCAGCATCAGGCAAACGCTTGTTGAACTCGTTGAGCCAATCGCCATACTCAGCGTTTAGGTTATAAACACCATCGCTAAGTGCTTGGTTGTATTTCCAACCGTCATCAAAGTCTTTCTTGTCTGGCAAAGCTCCTTTTTCTTTTAGGAACTTAGCCATCATTGGCTTTGAATATTTGCGGTCTTCCCAATTCTGCGTAAGTCTGCTCAGTTCATAGTCGCCAACGTCATCAGCAACGTCTGCAAACATATTTTGTAAGTTCTTTGCTGATTTCGCATCAATCTGATAATCAATCTTTGGCGCTCTTGCTGTGTAGGCATCAAACCCATAGACAGGGTTCTTTGCAGATGGAATTGCCATCTCTTTAGGACCAATCAGAGAAATATCACCAAAGTTGACCATTGGGTTATCAACATTTGACACAGCAATAGAAGGAACTGGCATACCGCCAACTTTTTCCACGTTTGCCAGCTTCTGTGGACTGATGTTGTGATGAACAATCATCTCTTTTCCAGCTTCTACGCCAGGCACAAATGACTCTCGGCTTGCTGACACTGGCTGTCCTAGTAGACCACCACGATAAATCAAGTCTTCTGGCTTTACATCAAGACCATACTTGTTTACGTCTGTTTTTTCCTCAAATGGGTAAAACTGTCGCCTTTCCTCAGGTGACAGATTCATGCGAGTCTGAGCCAATCTAGCCTGAGCCTCACCAGCAAGTCTTTGATATTGGTCAAACGCCTTTGTCCCAATAGAACTCATATCGTCATAACCTTTTGACTGCAAATCGCTGACTAGAGCCATCCTCTGAGCCATCAGGTCTTCATATTTTGGAGTCCCGACAGCAGCGCTCATTTCTTTGTTTAAGTCTTCAATCTTTGCATAAATCAAGTCACGCTCTTGAATAGCAGAACGCAAGAATTCCTCAGGACTTCCACCACGTTCCCATCCTTCAAGACCTTGAATTGCGTGTTGCATCTCATGCGTTGAAGTAGAAGTCGGGTCTTTTTGAAGTCCCTTCTTAGTAATTTCAAGCAAACCAGCACCGCCTCTTGCTGGTTCCTCATAAGACCCAAGCAATTCACCGCCAGCATTGCGCCCCTGACGAATCACAGCACCCTTCAGCTCTGGATAAGCCTGATACAAAGATGGATGCTCAAAAGCAATTGGAGCCAACTGACCAGCCCAAGAAGGGTCTGACTCATAACCAAAATTACGCTCAAGCATATTCTGGTTTTGTTTTATTTCCTCTCGGAGCGGTCGCCTAGCGGCAGTCAACTCTTTTGGAAACAAATCTGGGTAAGTGCTTTGACTTTCCTTGATTGTTCCTTTTAGTTCTAGATTCCTTTGGCGTATTTTTTCAGCATCTTGAGCAATTTGCTCTGCCGTGTTAAATCTTGCGCCTTGGTCTGAAATCTCTTGAACAAAATCATCGCCAAATTTGGCAGTGCCAGTTTCAGCCCATACCTGTTGTGCTGGAACGCCTTTTTTTAGCATCTGAGATGCTTTAAGAGCTGCATCTTTGTCATACAAAGGAGATTCAGCGCCAATAAAGATTTGTCTGCGTGAACCTTGGCTCAAGTCTTCCAACAATTGAGCTGGCAGACCGCCACGCTCCATAATTTGCGGGACAACTTGCTCTGCATAACGCTCACCAGCACGACCAGCAGCCATTGCGCCACGCTCTACGCCACGACCAAGCAGACCAGCAGCAGGAGCAACAGTTAATGCGGCTTCTACGGCTTCAGGGCGGATTTGTGTGGTCATGCCTCGACCAGTAGTCAAAGGCTCACCGTAGGCCATTCTTTCGGCTGTTTGCTGGACTGCTGGAACTCCCAACAGGTTCATCAGCATCTCAGCAGGCGGGTTTGAGTACCCAAATGGCTTGGCGGCGAACTCCTGTGCTTGTTTTAGGCGTTCAGCGAGTAACCCAAGAAGCGGGTTTTGCATAGGAGTTGCGCCGATGTAGTCCATAGTTAACTCAGCTTTTCAATAGGGATAAAGACGTTGTCAGACCACACTCGCTCTGCGAAAAAGTAGCCCATCCGTTGAATCATTATAGCGATTTCAGCGTCATTCATGCCGTTTTTGGCTAGTTTCTTCTGTTCAATAATGATGATTGGGCGGCTTCTCATGATCGTATTACGAGCGCCACGAATAGCGTTTTCCTCAAAGCCTTCCACATCCAACTGGATAAGGTCAGGGTTTAAGTTCAAGCTGTCAATGGTCATCATCGGGATGCCTTCGTCAGCTTCCTCAATCTGCAAGGCTCCGTAGTTCTTATCTCCGTCACCATCAACAGACTTACAGAAACCTTCTTTATCAGACAGTCCAGCCTTGTAAATCGTGACGTTTGCTTCGTCTACGTTTCGCTTGAAGCACTCAAAGTTAATGTCGTTTGGCTCGAAAGTCACGACTTCTTTGAAAAGTGGCGAGTAAATCTTTGACCAGACACCACAATTGCCACCAGCATGAATGACTAGATTGCGTTCAGGAACCCACTTAACGAGATCAGGAATGGCTGCGATTTCAATAGGAATCCACTTCCAAGCCTCAATATCGTCTTTAGGCCACCACCAACCATCACGTTCTTCAATTACGCTTTCCATTTTTCAGCCCTTTCATAGCCGTTAGTGCTTCCCCAGAATTGAGTAGCGAAACAATGTCCGTTGCCTTCGTATCTATATCCAGTAAAGTGATCTCTAGTGAAATAGTGCGAAGGGTAAACGGTTAATGGGTACTCGGTCTGGTGGTAGACCTCGGTGATGTGCATCGGGCCTGTTTCTTCCCAAGCCCTATATTTAGTGACGGATTCTTTTAATCTTAGTCGTTCAATACACTCACCGAAAAATGGATTTTGAGGCGTAGATGCCATGACGCTGACGTTAATCAGCCCAGGTCTACGAGTCTCATGCTCCCAATGCGCGAAAGCATCAGGCTTTAGTAACCAATCCTCTAACGGAGCAATACACACAGAATCAGCGTCTAGCGTGATGCCGCCTTCGTTGTATAGGATTTCATAGCGCATCAGGTCAGCAACGCCACAAAGCTCTTTGCGAGCCATGTCTTGCATATGTTTGGCGTTAAACCACTTATGGCTTTTTAGATCATCATTGCCCCAAATCCTAACCTCGTAGTCAGGATTCAAGGTTTTCCAAGTGTCAATGCAATGATCTGGGCGTTTGGACTCGTCACCAATCCAAACAAAGTGAAGTTTTTTAGAAATCACTTTTTCTTTTTCATTACTTTTTTAGCCTCGCTCAAAGCGATAGCAATTCCTTGTGATTTGCTCTTGACCACAGGGCCACCTTTCCCAGAATGTAGCTTTCCAGCCTTAAATTCAGAGTATACTTTGCCCACTTTATCTTTGGCTTTAGGAGTAAGTTTCATGAGTGACCTTGAAGAAGTTTGGATGCCAGTTCCGAATTATGAATCATTTTACCAAGTTAGCAATAGTGGAAAATTTGCAATCATTAAGAAAG